AGATATTCAAACAAAGCAAATGAAAAAAGGTATTGAAGTAGAACAAGAATCGATTGATTTATTGTCTATGTACTTAAAGAAACCTTTTACTAAAAATACGGAAAGATTTTCAAATAAATACATAACAGGGCTACCAGATATTATTGATGATGGAATTATTGATATTAAATCTAGCTATGACCTGTGGACATTCTTAGGGAATATACCAGACAAGCTTGATAATTTATATTACTGGCAAATGATGTCATATATGTGGCTTGCGGGTAAAACCAAAGCTACTATTGCTTATTGCCTTGTAAATACACCCGATAATATAATCCAACAAGAGAAATATTACTTACTTAAAAAGCTAGATGTAATTTCAGAAGAAAGCCCAGAATTTGTAAAAGAAGCAATGAAGATTGAATTAAACATGAAGTTTGATGATATATCTATGGACGAAAGAATACTAATGTTTGAAGTTAGTAGAAACGAAGATGATATTTTACGCATTGAGCAAAAAGTAGAAAAAGCAAGAGAATTTTTACAAGATATTGAAAACACCCACAAAAACTTTAACAATGGCAAAAGCTAAAAAAGAAAAAAAATTAAACCTTCCGCAAAATGCAGAACCATTAAACGGATGCGATTTCTGTATGCAATTTGATTATGATGAGCCTCATGTAATTGGCGCAAGCGAAGATGCTGATGGAGTTTTAGAATTAGTAATAAAAGCTTATCTAGATGCAGGCTTAACTTTTGTATGCCCTACTACACAAAAGAAATTAAGAATATATGCTAGACCATTATCAGATAGGGGTAAAGAAATTCTAAATCAACAAAAGGAAGTTAAAAATCCATAATGGAATTTAAAAGTGCTTTAGAAGAAGGATTTCAATATGAAATAATAGTATTAAACATTATTAAAAAAAAATATCCATTAGCATATAAAATTGAAGGTTATTTTAAAGAATATGATATTTATGTTCCAGAAAATGACATTAAAATTGAGGTTAAATTTGATAAAAAGTCCCTTGTAACAGGAAATTTAGTGGTAGAAATAGAGATGTTTAATAAACCAAGCGCTTTGTTTACTACCAAAAGTGATTATTGGGTTTTTTGTGATGGAGCTGAAATAATGTGGATTGCTCCAATTAAAATTAAAGATATTATAATTTGGAATGAATTAAAAGCTGTTACTTTTATTGGAGATGGAGATACTCAAAAAAAAAGAGCTATCCTTGTTCCCAAATATTTAATTAGAAACAAATCGAAAATAAATAAAATATGACCCCTAAGATTTTTTATGAGCATTAGCAAATTTTCTAGCAGCTTCAACGCTACCAAAACCCCAAGCTTTTAATGCTAATGCTTTCCTTGTTGGTTCTCCATTAGGTTTTTTCATTGCCCCAAGCATACCAGCAAAACGAGCTGCAAAAGAAACTCTGCGAGGATTAACGCCAGCTTTAACCGGAGCTTTTAGATTGCCCCCAGTTTCAGAATTATATGATGCTCTGCCTTTAGCGTTTAAACCGCCTTCAGGATTTTTCCCTTCTTTACGTTGCCAAGCTCCTGCCATAACTATTTCTTTTCTTCTGATTTAATTTTCTTTTCTTGCTTTAGCATTTCGGCAGTTGGTTTTTTACCGCTTCCTTTATTAGCACGAATGTTGTCCCATAATCCGCGTGGAGAATACGAGCCATCTGCTCGCTTCATCATCTTTAATTTACTTTTCATTGCTTTGGTATTATTGTTCCTACTGAATATGTTGCTCCTATTGGAGCTTGTGTTACTGCTGTTTCGCCCGGCACTGCTCTTATAGCTCTGCGCATCGGAAATGCTAATTCATTAAGTGGTCCATAACATTCTGCTATAGTTACACCATTAACTTTCTTTGGTAATATTTTACATGGCATACACCACATATTACTCATGCTACTATCTGGTGAATTGGTAATTGTAAATGTACGATTAACCGTAGGTAGCTTCTCCCAAGTTGGAGCTTGAGGAACTGAATCATAATACCAAAAATAAGACCACACAGTTTTATCTGTACTATCAGGTGTTACTGATGGATTAGGAACCAATATATTATTTGCAATAGACGGACCATCCAATACAGGACAAGCCGCTACTCCTTCTAAGAATTCTTTACCTTCTACGGTTATAGTATCACCAGTTGGTATTGCCCCAGATGCTCCACAAAAAGCAAACTTACCTTCAACAACAACTAAAGCTCTTTCGTAAGTAACTCTTGATTTATTACTTTCGTTAACTGTGTACGCAATAAAAACCACCACTACAAATACAAATAAAATTGTTAATGTTTTTTTCATATTACTTTAAACTTAATAAATACAATGTTTCAGCTATTAATGTAGCAATTTCATCTACTTGATTTTGAACCCAAGATTCTTGATAAATCTCTTTTCTCTCTTCTTGAATTGTCTTATATAAAGATTTAAAATATTTAACTACTTGTTCTGAGTTTTTATAATCTGTTGGACTATCAATTTGGTAATGCATGGGTCTATCGTAAATACCACTTACACTTTCTACTAATCCATCTGTTAAACCAAGGACACCATCATAAAATTTACCTAATGCTTTATGAACAGCATATGTTTCGGTTTGGTGGTGCCAAACAACAGTTTGGTCAAATGAATCTTTAAGGTAAGACACAAAGTATGAAAATTTTTCTTCAGCCATAATATAAAATTTTAGCTAAGATACGAATTATTTCCAATTCTCAGACTTCCATATAGCCAAATCTAGACCTTTTAATTTTTCAGGGGGTGTTGGTAAGTAATTAGCTACTTCTTCCAAATTTGGGGCATCTGTGTGATAAGGAGGCATATTTTTAAAAGGAGCGCCTCTTTTAACTTGCTTTTCGCCATAATTGTCCATTAAATAATTTAACACAGATTGCGCCGATGTCAAATTCTGCTCTTTTTGAATCATATCCAACTTATATAAGTCAAATCTAACTCCAATTGGTTTACTTTTTGCCATAATTAAATTAATATGTATTTGCGAAAATAGGCGTTTGCTCCCCAACGTAAGCATCAAAACAGTTAAACTCAAGAAATTCCCAAGCGTCTTCTTCGGAAAGTTCTTTGTTATCTTCCCTTAAAAGTTCAACCATTATTTCTTTTGAATAAACCAATTGACCATTATCAGTTAGTCCAATAATTGCTTTGTCATACCCATTTGGATTTTCTTCAGATAAATTTGGTTTAAGAGCTAAACAACTTGCTGCAGTTTCTAAAATTAATTCTAAGTCCATAGTGTATTTTTTTAAAGTTTTTAATTGTAGCTACAAAGATAAGGTAATTTTACCAATGTAGCTACAAATCCATACCCCTATAACCCTATCTCCATTACTATATATAACACTAGCAATGGCATGCCCATACCACCACATAAACCAATCCACCAAGACCATGTAACCAACCATACCCATACCCCACCTATCCCAACAGCAGTAAGCATCACAGAGAATAGCAAGAGCCAACCCAAAGCAAGGGGTACACAGTGCAGGAGAATCAAAGCCCCCGAAAAAAAATGCGCCCCAAAATATATGGTGTACCCTTAACCGCGTGTTGATGTAGAACTTTCCGGAATTATTTTTTTAATATATTTTGGTCATGGTGGAAAAAATATTTCGTATATTTGGTAAAATATTTAGTATGGCATTATCTACAATGAAAAAACAAAGTGACAGCACTCTTTTAAGAGGTGGAAGAGTTATTTTAAATTTAAAAAAAGACACAATAGGAACTGAATATGATTTGCCATCTGGACCACTTGGAACAAAAGCTAGAGTCTATAAAGATAGACCAGAAGAACATCAAGTAATGGTCCCAAAAAAAGGAATAAAAATAATGTCAAAACAAGATGTAATGGATTATGTTAAAACAGGTGCATATGGTGAAGATTCTTCTATACCAGAATTAATGAGGAAACAAAATATATCAAAGGCACAACAAGAAGATGTTAAAAAAATAAAAGCAAAAGAAAAAGAAAAAAAATAAGCCATGTTATTAGAACAAATTACCACAGACTACGATATGCAAGAACCAGCCCCAAAAGGCATGGTAAGAACCGAAATGGGACGCTTAGTTAAGAAAGCTGACCAAGATGCCTTTGAAAAGAAAAGTAGAGCCGCAAT